TGCCACGCCTTCCGGCGCTTCCGGCGTTTCGGGGTAGCTTTCGCCCTTGTCTTCCGCCTCTCCAGGCGTTGGAGCCATTTCCGTAAAGTACGGCTTATACCTTACCCGAATAACGCCACGGCCCGCCACGGAGGCGTCAAACAGCGCCGTCCGCATGGTTTCGTCGAAGTCGTAGCTATCAACCGCGTAGGATAGATTTCGTTCCAATAGCTGCGAGACAACCCGCGCAACCCCGTCCTTGTCGCCAAACCGCCTGCGCACATCAGGGACAGGCGTTGAGTTGTAAATCGCCGGGAGCGTGGTTTCGATGTTGGAATGGAATATGTTGAACTCACGCGACCGGGCGAAGATGTTGTCCGCGTCCTTATCGCCGCGATAGACGTTGACAGCGCCGTCAGCTTCCTTGCGCCAGTCCTCCTCTGCCTTGGTCGCGGCTTCAATCGCATTCAGCCAATACGAGACGGTCTCCGAGCGGTCCTTTGTCTTGTCGTCCGGGCGGTCTTCGTATTCAACGATGCTCATTCAATTTCCATTCTGCGACGCCGCTCTTTCGCCAAAACAATGTCGCGGATCGACATATTCGATACAACGCGACCGTCCGGCTGAACCTCGTATGTCAGATCATTCGGCTGCGCCCGCTTGGCAGGCTTTTCCATCCGCCCAGATGTCATCTTGTCGAGCAATTGTCCGACTAGGCCCAAAGCATCAACTTGATCGTCATGGACGCCGACCGGAAAACTCATCATCTCGCTGATTAGATCGGCCTTCCAAGGCGCGGCATTGGGGACATACAGCCCGCCCATCGCCATGCGGCCACGAATTGATTGCGCCCTGACCGCCTTGTCGCCTCGCGTCGGGAATGTTTCACGATAAACAAACGCCTTCCGTTCCATCATCCGCTTGACAAGGAACGGCCCGACACCTGACTTGATCTGCCCGGTTTCTTCCGCCCAGCCGATGGGCTTCCATTTTTTCACAAGGTCGCAAAAGGCTTCGACCCAAACATCTGAGGAAGCCTGACCTCGCCAAAGGTCTAGCAGGTACATACGATCCAGCGTGTCGATGCCGACAACCGCATGAACCGTGTAATCGCCCCCGTCCGCCGTGACCGCGTAATCCGAACCGCCGTAGATCGTCAGCGTTTTTGGGTCTGGCGGCACATCATACGGCTTGAGCCATTCCAGCTTAAAGTAATCGCCGCTTTCAGGGCTGGGCCGCTGCTGATACAGAGCCGACCAATCGCGAGGCCCAATCGCCAGCTTGATCTTTTCGAGCGTCTCGACGGAATACTGTTCAGGCCATAGCGCCCGCCCGTCATCCGAAATCGCCGGAAGGTTTAGAACCTGCCAGCCTTCATGGGCATGTTCAGTCTGTAGCCAGCCCGCGAGGTCATCCTCGTGCCAGCGGGTTTGAATGACGATGATCCGCCCGCCAGGCATCAAACGCGTGTAGGCGGTGGACGTGTACCAGTCCTTTGTCTTTTTCCTGATGACCTCGGATTCCGCGTCCTCGCGGTTTTTAACCGGGTCATCTATCAGCAGCAGATGCGCGCCACGGCCTGTCAGAGGCCCGCCGACGCCAACTGCAAAATACGCCCCGTCTTGCCCCGTTGTCAGCGTATCTCGCGGCTCAGAGGCGATATGAAAGCGTTTGGCGCTCGTGCTGTCAGTCTTGAGCCGGACGCCAGGGAATATGCCCTGATAGCTCGGATCATTGATCTGGTCGCGAACCTTGCGCCCGAAATCGTCTGCAAGGTCTTGTGCATAGGTCGCCGCGATGACGTAGTGATCCGGGTTTCTGCCCAAATACCACGCGGGGAAATACTCGGACGCCAACATCGACTTGCCATGCCTTGGCGGCATCGTAATCATCAGGCGGGTGATTTCGCCCCGCTCGACCGCTTCCAGCTTTCTGGCAATCAGCCGATGGTGCGCGGCATCCCTGTAGCCCGGCCACTGATAGGCCGCGTATGATATGAGCCGCGAGAACGCAAAATCTTCAGCGCTAGGAGTCGGCGCGGGTCGCCGCCGCAACTGCTGCGTCACGCTGTTCCTTTGAGCTTATTTCAAGCGACCCGGAGATTTCATGCTCGCGTTTGTCGCGCCATTCGTCCGGGTCTGCATTCTTCAGCGCGAAGATCGAACTGGTTACAGTTGGGCCATCCGGGGCAGACAACAGCCGCCGCTCAAGAAATAGCGTCCGTTTCCCCTTTGCCTTTTTAACAGCGCCGGAAAATTCGGGGAATTGCTTGGTCCATTCGTTGATTGTGTCGCGATGGAAACCAAGCTCGGCAGCAGCAGCGGTCAAGCTCAGGCCGGTAGCCATTAGGCTGATGATCTCGTTTCCGAACTCTGGCTTGTACTCGCTTGGCCTACCGGCTGGCATGTTTTCTCACGGGGGCTGGAAGATTACGAATACGCCAAACGCAATCGACTACGAACGCCGCAGGAATGGTCAAAGCGATTGACAGCCTGTTCGGCTTGTATGTCTGCGTTTCAATGGCCGGATGCTTGCGGGGCGGGTAGCTTCTTGAAACCGGACGCCGGGACCAGTACCGAATGAAGTCGCGCCAGAAGATGACCCGCAAGGCCACATAGTCAGTTCTGTAGTGGTTGGGGGCCTTTAGCTCAAAGCGGTCAAAAAGGCTTTCAAGCCAATAAGCCATTGCGGTTAGCACCACACGATTTGATTGATGAACGCCCGCTCTTTGATGTTTTCAAAGGTGGGTTTTGGGGGCGCTCGATAGTCAGAGTGCAGGAATATCGCGGCCTGAATTGTCAGCAGCCAGTTTTTCATACTGCCTCACGGGTATATCCGCCTATGGGGCGGGGCAAGTGCTTGAATTTGTTTCGTTATCGATATACCGATATCGCTTTGGCGGGTCAGTTTGTGCATTTTTTGCACGTACTGGTTTGGCGGGCCGGGCTATACCCCCGGCACCATCTCAGCCGTGCTTGAAATCAAGCCGCCGCCAAATCACGGACCTTTTGACGGTCACGTATCGCATTGGACATTATTTTGCCCGATCAACTTGCAGGCGTCAAGTCCTCTGATGAGACCGCAGGCTTACGATACGCCTTGATTGTGGAAAACTTGCCTACCGCTACCCCAAAATAGCCAATTAATCCGTCTAGGGCTTCACGAAGCCGGGCGTAGGCGTCCAGCCGGGTTTGACGGCCTGCCTGCGGGAACTGCCCGTTCACGTAGTCCATGAAATTGACCTGTTCACAGCAGATGGCGTGAAGCATGGCATAATCGTGCGCGCCTATCTTTGCCCGGATCGCAGCAAGCTCTGACAAGGCTTCCGCCTGCTGGTCCGGCGTGCCACGGTAGATCATGGACACATCGACCTTTACCCGGCTGTAGTCGATAGCCCCTGCTCCACGGCCTCCAGCGCGCTCGTAGATGCCCTGCATACGGGTTCCGGCTATGTGGCGAGCCTGCCCGCTGTCTGCCCTATCACCGGGGCTTTCCAGCCGTCCACGGGCAAGCAGGTAATCAAGCGGACTGTGGTTGGTAGCGCGAGAGACTTTCGCCATGATACCGGGACGTTCAAACGGGTCTTGGACCTCCACGGCCTCGATAATCCTGCCGTTTGCCCCTGCTAGGGTGATGGGCTGCTTTTTGCGCTTGCGTCCGGGTTTAGCCATTGGCTGCTCCTGTCGTGCGTACTGGCTTGGACTCTACGCGGTGGCCGAGGCCGATTGGGGTCATTGCGTTCCTATCTCGCGGCGGGTGCGTTCGATATACTTTTGCAGACTCGGGCCAATCTGCGGCGCGTCCTTGGGCTTTTCCTGATACGCTTCCAGCCACTTCTCAGCGGCAACCCGTGGCGTCACATCAGCAGCCGGGACGTCCTGCAACTTCGTCGCCCATCGCGTGTCAATGTCGCACTTCGGGACTGCACCGCGCAGCATGTGCAGGGTTTCCTGAACGTGTTTCAGGTTCGCCGCTCGCTGCCCGTAATCGTTCAGCGCAATAACCGAGGCGTTCAATATCGGGTTGATCCTGTCGAGTTCGGCAAGCCACGGCTGGACATGCTTCATCGCCGCGTTGCGTATCTCCGCAGGCGTCGGAACCCATTTCCCATCCCCTGCCCGCCCGTACAGGAAATCGTTGCAGGTCTTTTCCAGAGCAAAGCGGGGA